ACAGTCTTTCCAACCTAAGATTGGTTTCAAGACTCGTTACGGCATGGTTGCAAACCCATTCGCAGAAGCTACAAACCAAGGTTCAGGACGTCTCGTTCTTTCGACTAACCGCTACTATCGTCGTGTTATCGTTAACAACCTTATGTGATCAAAAGATCGGGTTAACCGACAAAAGACTAGGGGAGCAGAAATGCTCCCCTTTTTTTGCTTGACTTATGTCACGATTAACAGTATAATCATTAATGCACTGATGATAAATATACTGCATAGGTATTGGAGATAATAATGACAGCAATAGACAATACACCAGTAAACAAGAATTTCTTGAGTCCGCTTAATTTCGTATTCCAGATTAAGCGTTCACCTCATCTTAACTTCTTTATTCAAAAAGTCAACCTTCCATCATTATCTCTCAATTACCCACAACAGCCAACACCATTTACGACTATCTGGGTTCCAGGCGAACATCTAACATATGGAACACTAGATGTTGAGTTTAAGGTTGATGAAGATTTACAGAACTGGTTTGAAATTCATAACTGGTTAAGATCACTCGGTTTTCCTGATAACTTTGGTGAATATAATACGATTGAAAAACAGACACCAACAAGCGGTAAGGGTATTAGATCAGATATATCTCTAATCTTATTGAACGCTGTTAAACTACCAAGATGGGAAATAACATTTAGAGAAGCATTTCCTACATCATTATCTGCTCTTCAATTCGGCACTACTGATGAATCTGTAAATTACATTACTGCAACAGCTTCCTTTAGATTTATCTTATACGACGTTAACGAAGTTACTTGACTTTTATTGTCTTTTATAGTATTATTATACTGTAATTAAGATTGTGGAGTAGGTATGAAGATCGAGTCGATATTTGAAGAGTGGGAAAAAGATTCGCAGATTGATAAGACGGATCTAGACGAAGAGTCCCTAAAGATACCAAAATTACACCATAAATACTACCGTCAGTTTGTATCTGAACGGTTGCTTTGTCGTAAGCTCGAAGCAGATATGAAACAGCTTAAACTAGAGAAGCATGAGTTTTATACTCAGGGACCAACTAAAGAGACTCAGGAAAAAGGTTGGCAGCTACCAGCAAAAGGAATGATCCTTAAGAACGATCTACCTATGTATATTGATGCGGATAAAGATATAATTGAACTGTCTCTTAAGATCGGTTACCAGTTAGAAAAAATTGATCTGTTAGAATCTATACTTAAAACATTACAGAACAGAGGCTATAATATTAAGACTGCTGTTGACTGGATTAAATTTACACAAGGCAATTAATGGATATTATTAGAATCGAGAAAGTCGACGAAGTCTATAATAAAGTTACAGCTGATCCAGGTGTTGCCTACGAGATCAACGAATACTTTACATTTGACGTCCCAGGCGCCAAATTTATGCCAGCTTATAGGAATAAGATGTGGGACGGTAAGATTCGTCTCTACAACACCATGACTGGATATCTGTATGCAGGTCTGAATAAATATGTAGAAGAGTTTGCTAGGACTCGCAACTATGATATAGAATATGCGAGTGATTTTGCTGCTGATGAATTTTCATTAAAAGAAGCAATGGATTTTATCAACAAACTACAGATACCGACTAAATTTGATCAACGTGATTATCAGATTGAGGCATTTATCTACGCAGTCCGTAATCGTAGAGCATTGATGCTTTCTCCTACAGCTTCTGGTAAATCTTTTATTATCTATCTATTGGCGAGGTATTATGATGCGAAGACTCTCATTATTGTTCCGACGACTTCTCTGGTCCATCAGATGGCGACTGACTTTACAGAATATGGATATACGAGCCCCATACACAAAATACAAGCGGGTGTCGACAAAAATGTCAATACGCAAATTACAGTCTCAACATGGCAATCAATATACAAACAACCGAAAGGTTGGTTCGATCAGTTCGAGGTAGTTATCGGTGATGAAGCTCATCTATTCAAAGCCAAATCTCTTTCTAGTATTATGTCTAAGTTACAAAATTGTCGTTATCGCTTTGGTTTTACTGGGACTCTGGATGACACACAAACACATAAACTTGTTTTAGAGGGTCTTTTTGGTGCTGTTAGACGTGTAACCACAACAGCTAAATTAATTGAGGATAAACATCTTTCTAGTTTTCTAATCAAGGCGATTGTCCTTAAATATCCAGACAAAGAGCGTCAGCTCATAGCCTCTTATGACTATCAAAAAGAGATAGATTGGCTTGTTACTCTGGCTGCTCGTAATAATTTTATCAAGAATCTAGCTTTATCCCTCCATGGCAATACACTGTTGATGTTTCAGTTTGTTGATAAGCATGGTAAAATATTATATGATATGATACAAAAAGCAACCAACCAGCCAGTGTTTTTTGTTCATGGTGGTGTTAGTGGAGATGAACGTGAAGAGATACGTAGGATCGTTTCAAAAGAAAATAATGCTATTATTATTGCTAGTTCGGGAACTTTCTCCACAGGTGTTAACATTCCTAATCTGTCTAACATTATATTTGGGAGTCCTTCAAAATCCAAGATTAGAAATTTACAATCAATTGGTCGCGTTTTACGTAAATCAGATAACAAGACTAGCGCAACATTATATGACATTGCTGATGATTTAAGCTGGAAGACTAAAAAGAATTTTACTATACTACATTTTGTTGAGCGTATGAAGATATACAATGAGGAAAAATTTGACTATAAGATATATCCTGTAAATTTGAAAGTGGAATAAATGGCAACAGCACCCAGAAAAAAGAAACAACACTACGTCAATAACAGAACACTCTTTGAAAAGATGCAAGAGTATAAGGCTGCTAGGATATTAGCAGAATCTGAAGATAGACCTCCTCCTAAGATTCCTAGATATATCGGAGAGTGTTTATTGATGATCTGCACCAAATTAGCAACCAAACCTAATTTTTCTGGGTATACATATAGAGACGAGATGGTGGCTGACGGTATAGAAAACTGTATCGCGGCAGTTGATAATTTTGATCCAGATAGATATAATAATCCTTTCGCCTATTTTACACAGATCGCATGGAATGCTTTTATCCGTAGGATTAACAGAGAAAAGAAGCAGTCTTATATTAAACATAAGAATTATCAGAACAATTATCTGATGAGCGATCAACAAATGGAATCTATTACAACAAATGAATATTCTGATGACTTAATTAAATCTTTTGAAGATAAGATGGTAGTAAAGAAACCTGCTACTACCAAAAGATCTGGTGTTGAATTATTTGCAAATGGAGATGTTAAGAGTGAAAATAGCGTTAATAACTGATACGCATTGGGGTATTCGTAATGATAATTCTGCATTTATGGACAATAGCAAAAAGTTTTTAGATGATGTCTTTTTTCCACGACTTAGCTCTATGGGTGTTAATCATATCATCCATCTTGGTGATATTGTTGACCGCCGTAAGTATATCAATTTTCTTACTGCGAAGCGTCTTCGTGATGATTTTCTTGATCCTCTTGAAACTATGGGAATCTCTATAGACATCATTGCTGGTAACCATGATGTTTATTATAAGAATACAAATGAAGTAAATGCGCTTGAGGAGTTGATTAATGGGAAATACAAAAACGTCCGCATCTTTACGGAGGCTAGTACTGTCGCTCAGAAAGATGATACACCGATACTATATGTCCCTTGGATCAACAACCAAAACCGAGCAGACACTCTCAAAGAAATACAAGATTCCAAATCACAAATCGTTTTGGGGCACCTTGAGCTTGAGGGTTTTCAAATGTATAGAGGATCTGCTGTCTCTCATGGAGATAGTCCTGATCTCTTTGGCCGCTTTGATCTTGTGTGCTCTGGTCATTATCATCATAAGTCCACTATTGGTAACATTCATTATCTTGGCTCTCATTGCCAGTTTACATGGAGTGACTATGACGATCCTCGGGGGTTCCACATCCTCGACACCGAAACAAAAGAGTTGACTTTTATAGAGAATTTATATAGAATGTTTAATAAGGTCTGGTATAATGATTCTGATAAGACTATATCAGACGTGTTAGATCATGACTTTGATCAATATAAGAATCAGATCGTAAAGGTTATCGTAACAAATAAATCTAATCCTTACTGGTTTGATATGTTTATTGAGAAATTAGAAAAGGTTGGGACTCTAGAGATGCAGATCGTGGAAGATAATCTTAATCTTTATCTTGAGAGTGATGATGATATCATCAATGAAGCTGAAAGCACCCTAGATATATTCAACAAATATATTGATCAGTATGACGGTAATACTATCAATAAGAAAAAACTGCAGACTACGATTACAGATCTATACAATGAGGCATTGACCGTAGAATGATTGTATTTAAAAAATTACGCTGGAAGAATTTTCTTTCTACTGGTAATGTATTTACTGAAATAGATTTAAACAAACATAATACGACTCTTATTATCGGCGAGAATGGTGCTGGAAAGTCAACCATTCTTGACGCATTGTCATATTCTCTGTTTGGTAAACCTTTCCGTAAGATTAAGAAACAGCAGATTATCAATTCTATAACCAAGAAAAACTTGATGGTAGAAGTTGAGTTTTCTATTGGTCCAAATAACTTTAAGATTCGTAGGGGTAACTGGCCGACTGTATTTGAAGTATATCAGAATGATGAGCTTCTGAATCAATCCGCAGAGATGAAAGATTATCAGGAGGTATTGGAAAAATATATCCTGAAGATCAATCATAAGTCATTCTGTCAGGTAGTCGTGTTGGGTTCGGCTACGTTCCTGCCATTTATGCAGTTATCTACTGGTTCTCGCCGAGAGATTATTGAAGACCTGTTAGATCTTCAAATATTCACGACTATGAATAATCTATTGAAAGATAAGATTACTGATAATAGAGATAATATAACTGATCTACAGTATAATCAGAAATCAGTACAGGAAAAGATTAAACTTATCCGCGAACATATGTTAGAGATGCAAAATAACAATGATGTTATCATTGCTGAAAAGAAAGATCGCATAGAGGCATCTAAGAAACAGATTGAAGATCACAACGGAACGATTGAAGATATAAAAACTATCGTACAAGATATGGCTAAAAAGACTGGTAGTCTTGAATCTCTAGAAAAGAAGATGAATAAACTATCAAGTCTACGCCATAAGATCGAGGCCAATCTTGCTGTATTGAACAGAGAAGTCAGTTTCTTTCATGATAATGATAGCTGCCCAACATGCAAACAAGAGATTGATAAAGATTTTAAGTGCGATGCTATCGAGTCTAGAAAGACAAATATATCTGAGATTCAGGATGGCCTAACTAAACTATCCGAGGAATATGATAAGACTGATACTGAGATAAAAGAGATGTTGTCTATAAACGATAATATCCGTCAAAAGACTATCGAATTGAATATCATATCAACTAAGATAAGTTCGTTGAATACCTACATCAACCAGATAGAAAATGAGATTAGTTCTATCCGTCAGACTGAAGAAGATAAGGACGAGTCTAAACTATCAGATCTTGAGATTGAACTGGCCCATATAAGCCAGAGATTACATTCTCTTAATGATGATAAGATGATATTGGCGGCTGCATCTACTCTGTTGAAGGATGGCGGTATTAAGTCTAAGATTATTCGTCAGTATGTCCCAGTCATCAATAAACTGATCAACAAATATCTATCAGCGATGGAGTTTCTTGTTCAGTTTGAACTCGATGAAGAATTTAATGAGACGATTAAATCTAGGTTCCGTGATGAATTTTCCTATACATCTTTCAGCGAAGGCGAAAAGATGCGTATCAATCTGGCTATTCTGTTTGCTTGGCGAGCAGTGGCTAAACTTCGTAACTCCATAAATACTAACATTCTGATCATGGATGAAGTGTTTGATAGTTCTCTTGACGCTAATGGTACCGAAGAATTTATGAAGATCTTAAATACTATCACGATTGATACGAATACGTTTATCATTAGTCATAAGACTGATCAGATTAGTGATAAATTTGACAATGTAATTAAATTTGAAAAACATAAAAACTTTAGCAGGATAGCATCATGATTTTAGTTGAACATACAGATCCGATTCTTACTACGAAATGTGAGCCATACAACTTTGTTAAATCATCAGAAGATCCAGTTGAGCTGGCCCAGAATATGGTAAAATTTATGTATGATAACAACGCTCTTGGCCTTTCAGCAAATCAGATTGGTTTGAATTATAGAGTGTTTGCTATGCGTGGTTACCCAGAAAACTTTGTATGTTTCAATCCTCGCATCGTCCAGCCTGGAGAACAGATTGTCTCATTAGAAGAGACTAGTGTTACACATCCAGGTCTTATAGTAAAGGTAAAACGACCACAACATATTCGTGTTCGTTTCCAGACTCCGAATGGTGATACTAGGACTGAGACTTTTACGGGTATGACTGCAAGAATATTCCAACAACAGCTTGACTTTATTGACGGAATACCGTATTATAGTAGAGCTAACAAATATCATAAAGACCAAGCATTTAAAAAATGGAAAAAATCAGCATGAATATTTTCTACATAGACCACGATCCAATACAGGCTGCTCGCTGGATGGTTGACAAACATGTTGTTAAGATGATTCTAGAGTCAGCACAACTATTGTCAACTGCTCATCGTGTATTAGATGGTATGGAAAGAATTGGTCTAACTCCTAATGGCCGAAAACGAAAAGAGTGGGTATTACCCGATGCTCGCGAAAGTATCGTATATGCTGCTACACATATTAATCACCCTTCAGCTGTCTGGTGTCGTAAATCTATAGAAAATTATACTTGGCTTTCCGAACATCTATATGCTCTTTTAGACGAGTATACGTATCGTTATGAGAAACGCCATAAATGTTCAGAGATCGCATATACTCTACAGTCTCCTCCGCATAAACTTAAAGATTGGGACTGGACTCCGATGCCTTCTTGTATGGCTGAAGAATATATTATCAGTAAAGACCCTATCACTAACTACCGCAATTACTACAAGATCGGCAAAGCTACTATGCACTCTTGGAAGAAACGCGAACAACCAGAATGGATTACAGCATGAGTTTTTATACAGACGTAAAAGATTTTCACATTGCTTTTGGTCAGCGTGTTGGTACTAGACCAGAGTTGCCAAATATGAATGAGCGTAATTTACGTATCAAACTATTGGCTGAAGAATATAGAGAATACACAGTCGCAGAAAATGAGAACGATATCGTAGAGATTGCTGATGCTTTGGCTGATATTATCTATATCGCATGCGGAACAGCAGTTTCTTATGGGATTCCTCTAGATATATTGTTTGCTGAAGTGCACCGTTCTAATATGGCAAAACTTGTAAATGGCAAGGTTCTCCGTCGTGAAGATGGAAAGATACAAAAACCAGAAGGCTGGAAAGCTCCGGATGTTAAGGCGATTTTGTATCCCAGCCATGATTATAACGCTTGACAAATTGTATAAAATGGTATATAATTTTGTCTATATAGTTTGGTAATGCACTTTTTGAGGAGACACATATGGTAGAAGTTCTTATATTGCCTAAACATGATGCTGAAGAAACTCTCGGCACATTTATTACATGCAAAGATTACGCAGATCGTTTGATTGATTATGATTGTGACGTGTATGCTTTAGATCCTCTGGATCCCACCAAAGCCGATGAAGAAAACATTATCTTCAAATACCGCAAAAATATCTTTACTAAAGAAGAATGCGATATGGCGTATGCTGGATTGCGAGATGCTGCTGTTGAATCGCAGAACCGTGGTATGGCTGCTGGCCCTCGTGGCGATCAGCTTGGAGCTGAAGGTCGTGGTAATCGTGATTGGGTAACACCAGAGCAGGAAGAAATCCTTTCTTTTATTGCTCGCCCAATAAATACTATTGATGATGGTACTACTATCGAATCAATTAAAGAGAGCCATAAGAAAGGTTCTAAAGAAGAGACTCGCGGACGTGTATGGTTGCGTTCCGAAGTTACTAAATTGTATCCTGAATATCATGGTTGGTTTGATAAGTGGCTTGCTGGTATCCATAATAAATCTCGAGAAGAACAGATTGTTGAAGCTAAGAATATCGCCGATAACTGGATCTCCGAAACAAATTATGCTCAGTCAGTAATGTCTGGTATTGCTGGTTACTTTGACCGTTATCCTCGTATCCCATACGGTCGCGAGACTTCTTATACTGAAAAGAATCGCGAGAAATTTGCGATGGCTTATCCCTACCTTCAGAAACTGAATGCTCAGTTTAAAGAATTGCTTCCTGTTCGCTGGGGTAACCAACGTAAAGCTGCCGATCAGCTTGATCCTAAATTCCTTGTTGAAGGAACAGTATTTACTACTCTAACAGTCAATCATAACTGGCGTACAGCTTGCCACCGAGATGCGGGAGATTTGCATGAAGGATTCTCTAACATTTGTGGTATCACAGGCCCAGAAGGAAAAGGTTGGAAAGGCGCTGAGTTCATCCTACCTGAGTTTAGGGTGGCTATTAACCTTCAGCCTGGAGATATGTTGCTGGTTAACAATCACGGCGGGATTCACGGTAATGATGCTCTTATCGGGGATGATAATGACCGTCTTACTCTTGTGTCCTATTTCCGTGAGAAAATGGTTGAACTGAAGTCTTGGGATTATGAACATCTCCGCAAACAATATGTTGAAGAGCGACGCATGAATCACAGTCATCCTTTACATCGCCCATTGTGGAATGGCGTTTCTCCAGGAATGTGGGAAGATAAAGAATGGTATGATTATATGGCGGCTCATAGTATGCCCGACCCATATGCGTCATCAGCAGCTGCAAGTCTGGAGTCATTTTTCGGATGATTGTAACTGTCCAGTCTGCAAATAGATCTGAAAAAGTCGGAGCTCTCTTGAAAAAGATTGCTCCGATTGATCCTATCTTTTATGTTCCTATGTGGCAGGTCCAGGATTATATTTCTGCTGGTGCAAATTATGTCGTTGGCGTAGAAGGTGTTATGCCAATGAAACCAAAACAGCTTAATGCTGCTCTTAATGATTTTCAGGGCGAGACTATTGTTACTATGGATGACGATTTCGTCAGCTGTGTATCTGTAACACCTGATAAGAAGGCCAAGGGTTGTTCTCTTAAAGATTTAATTGAACAGACGCTAGAGGAATTTGAAAAGTCCGATGCTGAGTTGGCAGGATTCTCAACAACTTCTAATCCTTTCTTTCTGCGCACTACCGAGAGTGAGAGTTTCGGTATGATTACTGGCCAGATATTGTTTCACAAATCTAATGGTATTTTGTTTGATGAAGCAATGAATGAGATGGAAGATCTTGAATATATCATTCAGCATCACCTACATAAAGGTATATTGAAGATTAACAGGTTCGTTGTCAATTTTCACATCTTCGGTAGAAACGAAAATGATGATGCTAAATACTCTGGCGGTTATAAAGGGTTCAGGACTAAAGAGACTGAATTTAAAACATATAACTATATGAGAAACAAGCATCCTACAGCTTTCTCTAATAAGATCGAATACAATAAGACTGCTGATATACCCAAGAGAGTTATGTGGCAAAAATTGACAGAGCGTGGTGGCGCGACTCTATTTTGAGGTGACTTATGATTGATTATGAAATTGCTATCCCGTCCTACAAACGACCAGAGACTATCAAGAAAAAGACTCTAAAGGTTCTTGAAAGTTATAATATCGACCCCAATCGTGTTACCATTTTTGTTGCTGATGCTGAAGAGTTGGAATCGTACACCAAATCTTTGTTAGGCACACCATATCAAAAGCTGGTTGTCGGTGTTCCGACCATTGGCGCTCAGCGTAACTTTATCGAAAAGTATTACCTTGAGGGAACACGACTGATGATGTTTGATGATGACATCGAAGAAGTGCAGGTTAAGATTAGCGAACAGAAACTTGGTCGTGTTGTTGATCTTGAAAAAGAAATCATTCAACAGGGTTTTACTGAATGCGAGAAAGCTGGTGCTAAGACATTCGGTATCTATGCTGCATCAAATGCTTATTTTATGAAGGACAGGATCTATACTAAACTCTGTTACATCATCGCTTCTATGTTTGGTGTTATCGTAGAGCATGATGATTTTCTTGCTCGTGTTACCAATCATGGCGAAGATTATGAATATTCTATTCGTCAATATATTAAGAACGGTTGTGTAGTTCGTCTTGATAATTACACCGTCAAATCAAATTATTACAAAGAAGACGGTGGCCTTCAGACTATCCGTACGAAACAGTATGTTTATGATTCTATTAAGAAGATTACAGAGATGTTTCCTAATCATTGCACCATGTATATTCGCGAGACTACGGGGCATGCTGAATTAAAACTTAAAGATAAGATTGGACCAGTAGGTTCAACGCTTGACAATTTCTTCAACTGAGGTTATAATGGATAATATTAGCTACAAATATTCTGAAGATAAGAGTTTGGCTGAGATTGCAGCCTATATAGATGAGACATACTCTCAGCACTATTCCCAAAACAAATTTCAAGCAACTGAGTTTATTATCGACTCTGGTCTTGGTACAGGTTTTTGTATGGGTAATGTTATGAAATATGCTCAGCGTTATGGTAAGAAGGGTACTCCTGCTGACTGGCGCAAAGACTTACTAAAAGTTATTCACTACGCGATTATGCAATTACACGTTCATGAATTAGAAAATGGAGATAAGAATGGAAATTAATGTTCCTATTGAGAAACTACGTGAGAATAAACTGTTTGTAGCAACACCTATGTATGGTGGCCAGTGTGCTGGTATGTTTGCTAAGTCCTCAGCTGACTTGTCTGCTCTTTGCACTCAGTATGGTATTCCTCTTCAGTTTTATTACCTGTTTAACGAGTCATTGATTACTCGCGCTCGTAACTATTGCGTAGATGAGTTCATGCGTTCTCCAGCTCAGCATCTGATGTTTATTGACTCCGATATCGGATTTAATCCTCAGGACGTTCTTGCTCTGATGGCTTTGCAGGCTGAAGAGCCAGAAAAGTATAACATCATCGGTGGCCCATATCCTAAGAAGTGCATCAGCTGGGAAAAGATTAAGCTCGCAGTTGATAAGGGTATTGCTGACGAAGATCCTAATGTTCTTGAAAAGTTCGTTGGCGATTATGTCTTTAATCCTAAGAACGGCACTGGTCAGATTCCGATTAACGAACCAGTTGAAGTTCTTGAGATTGGCACTGGCTTTATGATGATTCATAAGAGCGCACTTCAGAAGTTTGCTGATGCTTATCCACAATACAGCTATCGCCCAGACCATGTTCGTACCGAAGCGTTTGATGGTAGCCGTGAGATTCTTCAGTACTTCCAAGCTGAAATTGATCCTAAGTCGAAGCGTTATCTCTCTGAAGATTACTGGTTCTGTCAGAAGGTTCAGGAGATTGGTCTTCGCACTTGGTTCTGCCCATGGATGTCTATGCAGCACGTTGGCTCATATATCTTTGGTGGTTCTCTTGCCGACTTGGCTTCTATTGGCGCAGCTGCTACGGCTGATCCAGGAGCTATTGGTGGTAAGAAAAAGAAATAACTTTAATTTTGAATGGAGTATATTATGAAACTTGATCCTAAGACTATTAACGTAATGAAAAACTTTTCTTCAATCAATCCTTCAATGATTATCAACGAAGGTAACGTATTGAAGACTATCTCGCCTGGAAAGACTGTTATGGCGAAGGCAAATGTTCCTAACAGTTTTCCTTCTCGCGCATCTATCTATAACGTCAATCGTTTCTTGAGCCTGTTGTCTACTTTTGAAGAACCAGAAATTAAATTTAATGATAATGGTTTCCTCATCAGCGATAAGTCTGGTCAGAAAAATGCACCTTATAACTTTGCTGACGAGTCAACAATCAAGGCTCCACCAGAAAAAGAAATCGTACTTCCTTCAACAGAAGTTACTTTTACTTTGAATACTGTGAATCTTGCTGAGATCGAAAAGGTTCTTGGTATTCTTGGTCTGCCTGATATTACAGTAGTTGGTGACGGTAAAGAAATTACCCTGCAGGCTATTAACTCTAAAGAACCAAATGGCGATTCTGTTCGTCGTACTATCGGCACTACAGATAAAGTTTTCTGTGCTGTATTCAAGGCTGAGAATATGAAGCTGATGGATGGTACGTATGAAGTATCTGTCTCTTCTAAGGGGATCTCTCATTTTAAGGGCGACAATGTAGATTATTGGATCGCTGTTGAAAGCGGTTCTTCCTTCTGATAGTGAAGGGAGGGCTAACCACCCTCCCATTTTTTTGATATGGAGAATATGATGCGTGAAGATTTTCTTTGGGTAGAAAAGTATCGACCAAAAACTATTGCTGATTGTATCTTGCCTGTTGATCTTAAGAATACATTTCAGCAGTTTGTCGAACAGGGTAATATTCCTAATTTGATTCTTTCTGGTTCTGCTGGTGTCGGTAAGACAACAGTAGCCAAAGCCATGCTTGAACAGCTTGAGTGTGATTATATCGTAGTTAACGGATCTATGAATGGTAACATTGATACGTTGAGAAATCAAATACAAAACTTTGCTTCTTCTGTATCTTTTACGGGAAAAAGAAAATATGTTATCCTTGACGAAGCCGATTATCTTAATGCTAATAGCACTCAGCCTGCTCTTCGTAACTTTATGGAAGA